AACAGGCAAAGGCAACGCTTCAAAAACTGAAGTTATGCTTTCTATTACAGAATTTGCAAAAATTGAATTTTTGGGTGTTGGTGTTGACGATTTATATGATGCGTGGGTTTTGGAACAAATGGGTTTAGCAAAATTGGGTTTATCAAAATATAAATGGTCATCAATACAACTATCGTCACTGGACAAGATAGATTGGTCGCCATTAGTTGAATCATTAAGCCAAAAGGTGGTGTCAGATGGGTCGTAGTTTTCCAATTAGTCAGGTTGATATTGAAGAAGAACTATTACGTCTAATGGAAATGCTCGAAAATGAAACTGAGATATTTGAAGAACTTGCGTTGGATGCTGCAAAAAAAGAAGCACTATACAAGTCCAATTGGGCAAAAGAATATCTTGCAGCAAAGGGTTCAATTAAAGAACGCGAGGCTTGGGCGGACTACAAAATGGACCAACAAAATTTTGATTTTAAGTGTGCTGAAGCACTAGTTAAGTCAAAACGAGAAAAATTATTATCTCTTCGTACGTCAATGGATTCAATGCGTACATTGAACGCTAATGTTAGGGCACAGGTTTAATTATGTCTGAAAATATACATCGTTCATTAAAAAACCTTATAGTCCCCATAGATTCTCTAGTCAATCTTGAAGGCAATCCACGCAAAGGTAATATTGATGCGATTGCTGCTTCGTATCAAGAGTTTGGTCAAATTAAACCCATTGTTGCCAGAAAGAATGATGATGGCTCCTCTACGGTTATTGCTGGCAATCACCAGTTAATGGCAGCAAAAAAACTTGGTTGGGAAAAAATTGCATGTATTTTCCTTGATGGCGATGATAAGCGGGCAATTGCTTTTGCGTTAGCAGACAATAGAACTATGGAGTTAGGCCACACTGATGATGATTTATTGCATCAAATGCTGGTTGATGTTTCGAATGATTACGGTGCACTTTGGGACAATTTGGGATGGGATGAATTTGAAATGGCAGTTATTGACGAAAAGGCTGCACGTAAAGAAAATAATTTATCAAGCAATGATTATTACACGCCGACAATTGTTGACCCATCGCTACAGGAGTCAATAGAAAATACTAAAGAGGAATTAAAAAATTTGGTCAAAACCGACGAGGAAGATGGAAAATCAAAGATTATGGCCAGTGAATCTTTGAACCAAAACGAAATAGCAGTTAAAGGTTCTACTGTCGCCTTACCAGGTTCCGCCCCACAAGCAGTTGTTCAATACACTGTTGTTTTTGACAATCCGCAACAACAAGCAAAATGGTACGACTTTGTTCGCTGGCTTAGGAGTAATCCAAGCATTGACGGCAATACAACGGCTGAACGTTTAATCAATTTCATTGATGAACACTGCGAAATTTAGCGGCATCAAATGACTAGGCAACGAATGTTTTTGGATATTAATTGCCTAGAGGCTGCACGTGCACGCATAAGGCATGTTTACGACACTTTTGACACCGTTTGTGTTCAGTTTTCGGGCGGTAAAGATTCAACTGCAGTTTTGTATCTTGCAAAAGAAGTCCACGAGGAACGAGGGCTTGGTCCAGTAAAAGTTATATTTAGGGACGAAGAAATGGTTAGCCCGAGAATCGTTGAATATATAGAACGGGTTAGAAATTATCCATGGGTTGAAATGGAATGGTATTGCCTGCCAACCGGTTCGGAAATATGGGTTTTAGGGCGCCGACAATCGGTTATTTTGTGGAGCGATAAACGTAAAGCCGAAGGGAGGCTAGTACGAGATATTCCCGAATGGGCAATCACTGGTCATCATTTTGGTTTACCACATGACAAACCAGTTCCTCAATCAATTGATTACTACACAACACAGGGGAAAACTGGAAGTATTGCTTTCCTGACTGGCGTGCGTGCTAATGAATCAATGATTCGCTACCGCTCCCTTGTTCAGAAACTTCATGAGAACTATATTGTGACGCCTTATAAAATGAAAAAAAATATTCCTTTAAAATTTGCAAAAGTCATATACGACTGGCAAACCAACGATGTCTTCAAATACATTATGGAAGAACACAATGCTGAATATTGTTCATATTATGACGTCGCGGCAATGACTGGAAGCAACACTAGGGTTGGCATTCCCCTTCACGCCGTTGCGGTTCGGAGAATTGGCGACGTAATAACTACGGAGCCAGAATTTTATGACAGGCTTGTCAAGGTTTTCCCATACATTGATGCCCAACGCTTATATTGGACATCTTTGGATATTGAGGCAATTATAAATAAATATGCTCAATTTGGCTTTGATGGAGCAAAAATGTTTATTGATGATTACATGATTGGTGAAACTAAAACGAAACGTGCCAGAGCGTATGTTGCTGAATTTCGTAAAAAACATTTGGCTAATCCAAAATCTTATACGGTGTACCAAATGATTAGAACTATGTTGTTGGGCTCAATCAGTTCTTCTGTCGCCGCAAGTCCCATAGGCCCAAAAACAAAAGTTCATGCAGTTCGTGAATTATCAGAAATGATAGACGAACTATAACAATAACGGAGATTATATGAAAATAGAATTTGTGAATGTTGAAGAGTTGCATAAACCAGATTGGCACGCAACCCATATTCTTCGGCCAGATTTACTTGTTCTCTCTATGTCTCTTTTGAATAATGGATTTTTGTTACCTATTATTGTGCAGGATAAAACAAAAATTATTATTGATGGATATCACAGATGGATGCTTGCTAAAGAATTAAAAGATTTAAATAAAAAAATTAATAATTTAATCCCGGTCAACTTTGTTGAATGCGATTCTCTTGAAGCCAGAATGATGCATTTGCAATTAAACCGTAGCAGAGGCAATCTTTTAGCCCATAAAGTTTCGCCAATTATTATAGATTTATTCAATAGCGGCAAATATACAGAAAAAGATTTTGACCGTTTATTAACTATGAAACAAGACGAATTAGAAGTTCTTTTTGATGGAACTATCCTTAAACAGAGAAAAATTTCTGAACATAAATATTCTCGTGCTTGGGTGCCCATTGAGGCGCCCGCTGGAACCGTGGAGACTCCTCCCACCATAGAGCGCCCCCCAAATGGGGATAGGTAGTGACCATAAAGTTGCGATAGTGCTACACTTTAAAGGGTATTGACTATCTAAGGAGTCGAAAATGGAAATAGACATCGGCGGCGACGAAGCAGAAGGTCGTGGTGGAACAATCCGCAGACTTGCAAATCGCGTTAACGAAGGGGTCGCACGTCGACGTACTGGTCGAATTCCTACAGCGACCACTGGACAAATTTTAAGAGAATCTGCCATTGGTCGTGCACTCGGTCGAGCATTTTCTGGTATTAGGCGTCGTCGGACTCCGTCTGCTTAAGTCGGTGCTCCAAAATTGGAGTAGTAAATTATGTTGGTAACTTCTACAGACCTAAGAACCTACATGGACATCACTTTGTCTAATAGGCAACTAGATGCCGCTGACATGATTCTTGCAGGACTGCAAAGCGAACTTGAGGCTTTTTTAAATCGCCCAATCGAAGTCAAAACTTTCACAAACGAAACATATGTTTTGCCCGCAACCCATGTTGGTATTCCAATGACTTCTTTTTTCTATAATCAAAGTCTCGATAGCACTTCAGCACAGGGAACAGTGACTTACAGTGAGCCACCAACAACCGTGTATTTAAGAAATAGTCCGGTCGTAACCGTGTCTAACGTGACTTTATTGCCAGTTCAGTCACCTTCTCAAGTTTTAGTTGTTGACCAAGATTACACGGTTCGTCGATACGGCATTGATATTTACCGCGGATTTGCAAATGATGTAGTGAGAATTACATATACGGCTGGTCTTTCTGGGGGAAACATAGAAATGTTTAAATTAATGATTCTTCGTGCCGCAACTCGTGAAATGCAAAACATGCATGACGATGTTGTGGGCGTTAAAGATTTAAATCCAAGAAATGTTGCAATAGCCGAAACTGGTTTTACCGATAGAGAATTAATGGTATTAAAAAGATATAAACGTCATCGGATATCTTAAATGCGTCCTATTGTAAACATACGAATTGACGAAGATGGCCTTGACGACGCGCAAGACAAACTGAAAAAGATTAAACGTCGTCAGAGAAATTTAGAGCCTGCTTTAAAAAAGGCGGGTTTGTCTTTAAGAAAATATATGGCCGAAAATTACACGACACAAGGACTTCTTGTTGGTGGTTGGGCGCCACTTAATCCAAAATATGCAGCATGGAAAGCCACTCATTTTCCAGGAGCACCCCCAATGGTTAGAACTGGTGCTCTTTTTAGTTCCGTAGCAATTGTTGGTCCAGAAATTGATGCTCATGATACTTGGGCTACTTACAGCACTAATGTTCAGTATGCAAAATTCCATCAATACGGAACAACCAAAATGCCAAAACGCGAGGTTCTATTTGCTCCAGAAATTTGGCAAGAAGAATTGGCTTCGATTGTTAAGAAATATGTTTTGAACGGAACTGTATAAAATGCCTGATTCATTACAATTAATGCATGGCGCACAGTTTGCTAAAGAATATGTATCTAATTATTTAAAATTAGATATACCGGTACGTTGCAACCGATATCGCAATGGTTGGCAATTAAACGATACACAATTACCAACGCCTGAAAAATTTTATACTTTCGAACCGTTGGCCCTTGATGCGTGGCCAACTATTATCACTGTCGCTATATCAACTTCTTCATTTCTTAGAGACTCATATGATGGTTGGGACCCCCTATATAGGGTGACTTATCAAATGAGGACCTATGTCTGGTGTAGAGGGTTGGGCTCAGAAGAGGCAACGATTGCAAGAGACAGACTTACAACTGTTGTTCGTTCTGCATTGCTTGACTATCCATGTCTGCAGGCCACCGATACCCGCAAAACATTTCAAGCAATAATTGACGAATCAACTATTAGAGAAGAATTTTCGGACACAACTTTGTTAAAGGGTGACAGAGTTATGGCTGGCTCATATATTAGTTATGAATTATCAATAAATGAAATTGTTACACGTTCGGATATATTTCATCCAACTAGAGCAAACCCAACAGATATTACACTTGATGTCAAACAGCAAGGACCAACAGACAGTAACCTTTCTGTCGCTAATTGGAGTTAGTTCTCTTTTTATTGCTGTTTTTTGAGTACAATTTACGTACGCAGTTAGATTGGATTTAAAAAATGGCTCAACTCTTAACATTTTTAAGCGCAGAAACGGATATCAGTAAACTTAAAGGCTCTGGAACTGTGGTCAAAAATCAATCGCCTGGACCATTTCAAGTTGATGCCGAAGGCACTTTGCTTCACTCTAATCAGATACTTATGTTTTCTGAAATGACATCAACTCTTCAGGAAGGTCTCAAAAAAGGCAAATTAATTGTTTTGAAAACTTTTACTGCAGAAAAAACATCTTCCAAGAAAGAAGACGCTCCCCGAACAGCCGTAGAGGGCAGTGGAAAGAATAAAGAAGAAGTTCCGCAAACAGTTGCACAAAGCAACGAGAAAACATCTGTACAATAGATGAAAACAAGGCGTCATTTTCTTGCGACTCAAAGTTGAAAAAGATTAGGAAGGTTTTATGGTAGGCGTAAACATACAAACAGCAGTAAGAACAGGTCCATCAAACTCCGTAACACCCGCTGCTTCGCAGATGTTTTTGGTTGGCGTTACTGAGCGCGGACCAGTAACACAAGCAAACCTTGTGACCAGTCTTTCTGAGTTTGAAGCAATTTACGGTGGCTATACATCTTTGGGTTACGCACACCCAGCGGTTCAGACTTTCTTTGAGGAAGGCGGAACACGTGCATGGATTGCCCGCACCGCAGCAACGGCAACAGCGCCAACAACTGGAACTCTTGCTTTGCTTAACAGTGAAGTCACTCCAGCAACATGCATCACAATTAATGCAAATGGTCCTGGTCCATGGAGTACAGCAATTAAAGTTGTTGTCGCAACAGGCACTGTTGCTGGCACAAAAATTGTTACTCTTTTTGATAATGATGTTTTGTTTTTCAGTTCAGGCAATTGTTCAACATCTTTGCAAATTGTCGGACGAATTAACGCTCACCCAATTG